ACTAATCCTGTTAAAATTCACTACGAGAGGAAATTTTCAGTATGTTGTTTTTCAGTTACCAAAAAGTCTGGTTACATTCAACCTAATTCTGCTAGTGCTGAGTATAATGTCTAATAAATTTATTAAACTAAATTTTTCTAACCTTTTCTAAAGTAGCATGGAGAGTAATTACATATTTCATGTAATAGGTTTGCATTCCTTCATCTTCCATTTTGCAAGCAGTTTCCCAACCATTCCAAGCAGCATTGATTCCGTCAATCAAGTTACCAGTAACTACAGATTTTAAATCATCAGTAAATGGAGAGTCATCACGTCTTGATAGAATTGCCATATCAGTACTAAGAGCAGCAACTTGTCTTGGATCAGCCATAATAATTTTTAACGAAATAATTGGGGGGAATGCCTTTGTTTTATACTAAACGTCACACTTTTTCAAAAAATGTGATTAAGACTAGCTTACGTAAGCAATTATCCGCAGATCGAGATTATTATCCGCAATTAACTCTAATGTTTATTGCCAGGCAAAAACCGGGGCACCCTCCGGGTCGGTTTTTTACTGGAATAAACAAATTCATGCCCCGCAGGGCCACAGCGCACAATCCTTACTACCTACCATGTATACAGTAGGAGCGGAAAAATGCGAAGCATTTCTCCGCGACCGAGAGCGGAAAAATTGCCATAGGCAATTTCTCCGCCGAAGAACAGAAGGTCCAGAATATTATTACCTGGACCTTCTGTTCCTGTTCCCCGGATAAACTAAATGTCAAAAAATCGAAACTTCGTATTTACATGGAATAACTATAATGACGATTCTAAAACTCTGTTGGAAACCCTGGTTACTAATATGGTTGTGAAATATGTCGCATATGGAGAAGAAACCGCGCCTACAACAGGAACTAAACACTTGCAAGGTTATATCAGTTTTAATTCACCTAAAACACTTGCTCAGGCGCGTTTGAAACTACCAGGATGCCATGTGGAAACCATGTTAGGGTCAATACTACAAAACGAAAGTTATTGTTCTAAATCAGCTACCTTAACTGAACATGGCGAAAAACCTATTAGCAACGACAACAAAGGTCGTGCGGAGAAACTACGTTGGCAACGCGCTCGCGACTTTGCCAAAGAAGGAAAATTAGATGAAATCGATGCTGACATCTTTATTAGATGCTACTCTACCCTTAAGCGAATTAAGTCCGATTATGCTACAAAACCTCAACCTGTCAACCCCACATGTATATGGCTCTATGGTTCTACCGGAACTGGAAAGAGTCATGCTATCGAAACGCGATTTCCTAATTGTTATAAGAAATGTATGGACGATCTCAAATGGTTTGATGGATATTCAGGGGAAGACGCAGTTTATCTTGAAGATATTGACAAGTATCAAGTTAAATGGGGGGGTGTTCTCAAGCGACTTGCTGATAGATGGCCTATGCAAGCTTCTATTAAAGGATCAATGGCCTACATCCGCCCCAAGTATGTATTGGTTACCAGCAACTATAGGATTGACGAAATCTGGTCAGATCCTCAGACTGTTGAACCTCTTCAACGCCGATTTATTGAAATTGAAAAATTGACCCAAGATCAAGTTATCGACTTTGACCAAATTAATTAATAAATGCCTTATGTCCGAAGAAACACTTATCGTCGTGCTAGGCCTGCTACACGCAATCGTCGGTTTACTCGTCGGGTATCGCGTGTACCAATGCGCCGTACAATGCGACGTCGTGTCACGACGCGAAGAAGACGTATGAGATAGTTTACCTAATAAAAATGCCTAAACGTAAAGCTTCTTTTACTGAGTTTGCCACCGGTAAGTATCGCCGTAAAGATAGTACATCTTCAACATTTGGCGATACTATTGGAAGATTTAGTTCCAGCGCTTCCGGTGCTGCGTTAGGTTTTATCGGCGGCGACGTCCCAGGTGCTGTAGCCGGTGCTGTAATGGGTGCTAGAGCATATGACTATGCCCGTGCCAATGATCAATTTGAAGCAATTGGACCTGATGCAGAACTTCCCCAAAGAAAAAATATGGGTAAAGCTACTTATTCAGGTTTTATCAAAAAACCTAAATATCAGAAACCCACTTATATGGACAATGCTAGTAAAAAGGGATCAATAGTTACTTTTGAAACATACGGATCCGTTTCTGATCCTCATGCTGTTTATGTTAACCACTCTACCTACCAGTTTGAATCTATTTCTTTCGCTTTAAGATTTGCCATGATTCGAAAATTACTCGTTATTGCTGGGGTACCTATTTTGAATAGGTACGATGAACTCCCTTTAAATCGAATCGATAACTCTACTGGATTCAGAGTAGTTTATGTCCATTATAATCCTTTGAATGGTATTAAAACTGAAGTAGGTTATAATATTCTCGATAATGAAACTTTAACTGACGTTACTAATGCGTTTGTCGCTTTTGAAAATTTAATAGAAGCATATATGAATGGTGCTGCTGGCAACCAAGAACCTTATAAATTACTTCTCTACACGTTCGCAACTGGTGCTGATATTACAACTTACCGATTGGCAGGTCAATTTAATATTAGTGATGAATTATTCACAATGTTTATGTTTTCGAACTTGAAAGTTCAAAATAGAACTGCAGGAGATTTAGCTCCTGCTGGTGATTTGAACATTGATAGATCTGACACCCAACCTTTAGTTGTTACTTGTTATGAATTTCGTAATGCAGATGCTCGTATGAGATCTGCTACAGCTTATGGTATATCTGACCATTCTCTCAATGGATGTTCGAAAGATAGTGTTAGATTGCTTAGAGCTGGGTCAACCTTAGCACCTACTGATTTTGGACCTACTAATGATTTCCAAAATGCTCCTTCAAAAGTATTTTTCCAAAATTGCAATGGTGTTTCTAAAACCGTTTTGCAACCTGGCCAAATGAAAGAAGCAATTATTTCTTACAAAATGGTTGGAAAAGGTATTTCATTTTTTACGAAACTGAAATATGAAAACTTGATTCCCGGCAGCGGTCAAATTTCTAATGTTCTTGGAAGAGGACAAATTTTATGCTTTGAAGAAAAGATGCGAACTGTTAGCACTAATCCTGTTAAAATTCACTACGAGAGGAAATTTTCAGTATGTTGTTTTTCAGTTACCAAAAAGTCTGGTTACATTCAACCTAATTCTGCTAGTGCTGAGTATAATGTCTAATAAATTT